GAGACGTGGTCGCGCCAGTAGAACCGCGGGATGACGATCGCCTCGAGCCGAGTGGCGGCCAGATAGGGCCACTCGGGCGCGTCCATCTCGGGATCATCCTTGTGCCGAAACCACGCGCCATAGCCGCGCTTCTGGAGCTCGGTGTACGGCTGCCACGTCCGCCAGAGCGTCGGGCCCGACTCATCGCCCGTCAGCGCTAGGACCTGGGGGCCGTTCACTTCTTGCGTCGCACCCGCGTGCGGAGTTTGCCCTTGTTCGCGAAATGGTGTGCTCGGACCCACTTATGTCCGAACCGCCAATTGAGATATGCGCGTTGCTTCTGCGATTTGGCTGGCATTAGACAATGCCCTCCCTGACCACTGGCACCACGACCATGGTGCAATTCGGGTGGTTGAGCTGCGGATGCTCGCTGATCGGGACCACCGTGCCATTGCGTCTGGCGCACGGCGCGTCCCACTCGTCGCCGTCGATGATCTGCACCATGTCGACCATACCCGTGGCGGCGTAGCGGTTCAGACTGGCCTCGTTCTGCGCGTGCTGCAGTTCGGTCCGCGCGATCGTCTCGGCGCGAGACTGCCAGGTCTCGGAGTACAACCCTTCGATGCCGCGGTAGCCGATCTTCTCGTCGCCGTGGGCCATCTGGTACGTGGACAGCCCGAGTGCCTGGCCGACGCGCAGTTGCTCGGCGATGAGTTGGCGCGTGTTCTCGTCGATCCTGACCACGCGCTGAGCCGCGTCGACGAGCATCAGGTTGACGGCGTTGTCGCTGATGACGAAGCGATTGGCGTCCAGGCCGTACAGCCGGATCAGCGCGGCATGGACCGCGTTCAGCATGGCCAGGTAGCGCTGCTCGAGGATGGCGGCGAGTCGCTCCTGCTCGTCCTGGCTGTCGTAGACCTCGTTGACCTCAGGCACCTCGCCACTCCGTCAACTGCAAAACCTCAATGACTGTGTCCATATCGGCTTCAGTAACCACGCGCGTGATCTTCATAAGCGACGGTTCCCGCGCGGAGAACGTCAATTCCAGAGAGCAGACACCTGAGGAATTGATGCCCAGGGCACTGAGCAAGGCTGTCCCTGCTTTATCGCCCTTTACAACCAGGCGATCACGAGGCGGTGGCGTAAATCTGTATGCGTCAGGCACTGGTGAGACTGTCCTGGACGCGCTCCTTCTGGCCGTCGAAGTACGTCTCGAGCTCTTTGGTGGTGCCGGGCTCGGCGAGCTGCACGAGCGCTTGCAGCACGTCCGGCAGCATCTCGGTGGCGCGCGCCGGCGGCACGGGCTGGTGCGGCCGGTGCATCTGTTTCTGGCCAGGTGGCAGATTCTGCTGGTCCTGCTGCTGCTGTTGCTGGCCGAATGGATTCAATTGAGACGGCAACGGTGCGTTGTCGTCCATGTCCGGCTTCAGGCCGACGTCGGTGCGCGCTTCGTTCTTGCGCACCCAGCCGGTCTTGACGGCCATGTCCAATCTCTTCCACTTGTTGTCCTCGTCCTCCTGCAGCGCGCGCACGTTGGTGATGTCGAAGTCGACGCTGATGTGCCGGTCCGACGTGAAGTCGGGCGTGAGCTGCATGTTGAGCGTGGCCGCGTCGAACTGGTACAGCGGCAAAATAGTCATCTCGCTGAACATCTCGCGCGCTTCGCGGAAGTTTGCGTACGTGCTGCGGTCTAGTCCTGCACCGAGACCGGCAATGATGGCCGGCACGCGCAACACGGCGGCGATGCGCTCCTCGGGGATGCGGTGCAGCGCCTTCATGTCCATCTGCTCGGGCGTGAAGCCGTAGGGCTCGGCCTTGGCGCCGCCCATCAGCACGCCCGTCCTGCCGCGGTTGTTGCCGCCGAAGCGCTCTTCAAAGCGCGCTTTCATGTCCTCGGCTTCTTGCTGGCTGATGCTCGAGTCGATCGGCACCTGGATGAGCATGCCCACCGTGCCTCCGTTTTCCAGCATGGACGTCTGCCAGGCGTGCGCCTCGTCGTCGCCAGCCACCTCGCGGACCAGACGCGCGAGTGGCGACGCCCCGACACGGTTGTCCTTGTCGTCGATCCCCAGCCGAAAGTGGATGATGTCCTCCGGTGGAATCGCCTCCGGGTCCTGGGACGGATCGAAAGAGTAGGCGTAGTAGCTGATAAAGATGCCGTTGAGTGCGTCTTCCCTGGTAGTCACCGGGACAATGCGAGCGGGGGATATTGGCCACAACTGGACGATGTTGGTGCCGGGTCCAGCACTGCGGATCTTGCGCCAGTACGCATTACCGCAAATATGCTTGCACCACTGGGTGTAGTGCCAGACATCCTCGCGGCTCAGGTACTTGTTCGGCTTATCGAGCAATTGCTGGAGTGGATGGTCGGGCAAGGGATCGCGCGTGTCGGAGTCGGAGTCGCGGTATACCGTGGCCGGTGCTTCGGGATACGCGGTGCAAATCGCTGACAAACACGCGAAGACCGCGGAGTTCAGATCTTCGTTGTGCCAGGCGCGATAGATCATGTCCGTCGCACCGGGGCCGTGGACGAGCATGCCCATGCGAATGGCAGCGTAGATATCCGGATCGGTGGCGACGGTGGGATTCAGGTAATCCGGGTAGAGATATAGCTTGCGCTGCTCGATGGATTGTGCTGGTTGCTCGAGCACCGGTTGCGTCTTGCGTGACGGATGTCGGAGAAAGTCGAGAATCGGCATGGCTAAATGAATTTGACCTCCGCACCGCCAAGTAGGAGCTCGGTGACGGCCCAGACTCGGGCGTCCAGCCGGTCTGGAGACGGGTCACCCGAGTCTGGCACCCAGGAACACAACTGGTCTTCGAGCACGGGCATGCTGGCGCCTACGTGGTGTATTTTGCCCTGCTCGTCAAGGGACGCCACGGGCTCGGCTCTGAGTCGCTTGCCGCGGGACGCCGTGACGAGTTTGACGGGCACGCTTGGGTCGACGGATCTGATCGTCGACTGGACCATGTCGCCCCCAAAATTGCGCTCGGCGAGCAGGCGATCGGCGCGGAGCTCGTGATAGAGCTGGGTTGCGCGACGTGCCCAGCGTTCAGGGGAGAGCCGCTCGGACACGTCGCGCAAAATATAGCCGTGGCCGTCTGAGCCCTTGCCGGCGGCGATGATGCCGCACTCGGCATGGCCCTCGGATTCGCCGCCGGACGGGTCGATGGCGACCACGATGCGGACCAGGTCGGGTGCGGCAGCTACACGGTTGTCTTCGAGCAGCTGGCGTGTCCAGAGCGCGCCTGGCACGTCGTCCAGCCACTCGGCCTCGAGCTCCTGGCGGCCGAGCCGCGTGCCGCCGTAGCGGTCGTACAGCCGCTGGCGGACGATATCCGACAAGTGCGGGTTGTCGGAGGTCCGGGCGTGCGTGACATACGTGCCGGTGGAGGATGCGAGGTCGCGCACGAATTGGCGCGCTTTTGGCGTGGTGGTGGCGATGGCGCGCGGCCGGTCTCCGAGCCGGAGTCCGAATTGCGCTTGCAGCCAGGAGTCCTCGTTCCACAACGCTAATTCGTCCGCCCAGAGCATGGACCATTGCGGTCCATTCCAGCGCGCCGGTTCTTCGGCGCCGAGAAACTTCACGTAGCCGCCCTTGTGATGGTGGGCTTCGCCGAGCGAGCGGTTGTAGCTTGAGAACTGGTCACGGCCGATAGTGATGAGCCCGGACACGCCTTCGGCACACACATCGCGCACGTCGGCCGCGGTCGGGGCGCCGACCCCCACTCGGGCGAGGGGTCCGACCCCATTCAGGTGCTCGAGCACCGCTTCTGCCCCGGCGCGGGTCTTGCCGGTGCCGCGGCCGCCCAAAATCAACCAGGTGTCCCAGTCATCATGCATGGGCGTCTGGTGCGGCAGCGGCGTCCACTGGTGCTGGCTCGTCTGGGTCGATGCGTCGGAGTCCGGCGAGAAGTCGAAGGAGGGTATCGCGCTCGGCGCCCAGTAGTTGGGCAAGATCGGCCGCGGATTGCTCGCGTAACCAGTCGGACCTTGACGCGGCCTGAAGTTGAGCTGCCATCGTCGCGATATGGTCCGAGATGAGGCCATAGATCAAATCGCCCAGGTCGGGCTCATTATGCGCGTCCGGCGTTCCAAGCGTTCCAACGTTGCGCTCGGCGAGCCAGTTACCGAGCGTGCCCTTGGCGATGCCATAGCGACGGGCGACGTCGGAGAGGGCCTGGCCGGCCAGGACGGCCGCGACGGCTTCGGCGCG